CCCGCCATTTTCCAAGAGAAAAAAGCAGTCCTTCTATAGCGGTAAGTATTGATGCAGTTGCTAGTGAGGCCAGAACTAAGGTTGTCATAGACACGACCCTACTGTCTGAATACAACCCTGTCAAGGTGGAAGGTGTGACCAGGCTCTGGGTTGTCTATGTCCGCAGTTACTCTAAGTTTTGCGTACGCTACGCCGGAGGTTTCTGTGCTTGTAGCGAATGTAGAGAGATAAGCCCATCTGTCTGACCGCTCAATAGTGGCGGAAGAAGTCCTGGTCAATATTTGAACATCGCTTTCATCATAGAACGTTATTGTTAAATTATACGTTCCGTATGCATCGATGTTTTCCGGTTTAATAGCAATAGACGCGTAATAACCAGATCTGCTCTCTACTGGAATCTTGTCGGAGATGATTCCAAAAAGAGCGTTAGAAGTTGATGTTACTCGGCAATAGGCAGTTCCGTGAGAGCTGGTATCGTCAAAAAGAGTGCCTCGAGTTACTCGTCTATTTAAGGTTGAGGCAATAGCTGTCCACGTACCTAGATCATTTTCAAATGATGATGAAGGAATTAATGATTCCTCTAGCTCTGGGAAAGAAGACACGCTTTTTCCTGGAACAATAGCCCACGTGCTTCCATAAGGCATGACCTTAGACAAAGTAGTAAAAAGTCTTGTGTACTTGTCTGAGTAGGTAGTCCAATAAAGGCTCTTACCACCGTTTCTACTTTCGTATTTAGACACGTACATGTTTACCGCAGTATTTAACAACCCTGGCCTTGTTATAGTCTCAGGAGATGCCGGATCAGTAAACTTACTTGGAACTCTACCAAATTCAGCTTGTACGCCGTCGAAGTAAAATACCGCTGCTGAACCGTTTCCGGTAGACAAGGAGATAGTTACATCAAAAGATGTCTCCCCAGTATTTAGAACTCTGTTGGTGTGGATTCGAGTCCACTCATCTTTGTTAGACTCAGTTATGGAAAATGTTCTAGTTTCTTGATTAGTAGTGCCTATAGAGTAGGTTCCAGCTTTATTACGTACGTAAGCAGAGATAACAAAGTCTTCTCCACCCACAGCTGCATAAGGAAGATATACGGTAGTAGATACAGATCCTCCACCGGCTTTGCTTACCTTGCCCTGTTTAACTCCAAACAAAGACGTAACTTCAGATACAGAGGTGAGGGTAGTTCCTGAACCAGCTGTCCAATTTGTAGTGTCTTCTAAAGACGGGTTTGATACAAAGTTTAATACGTTCTTTGTTTCCCATCGGCAGTCTTCTATATCAAAGAATGTTTCATTGATTGGGTTTGCTGGAGTAGGTGCTCCGTCCCCACTAAAAAACGCGTCAAGAGAAGCGCTTTGTTGGAATAGGGCGGCGTCAAAATAGAAGACATCGTTTATATCCGCTGTATCTATGTATACAGAAAGCTTAGCTAGTGGTCTTCCCGCATCTTGTGAAAAAACTGGTGCTATAGAGTTGACCGATATACGCTGGGATACAGAAGTTAAATTAACTGGGTCGGAGTCTACTATGTAAGGGTTAACAGGATAGTAATTTCCATCTTCATCTGACAAGATTGCAGTTTGTTCATCCGCGCTTTGTGGAACTGAATACTCAATTCTTGCTCTAGCGGCGTGGGCTGTTCCAGAAGAATATATGCTAAACGTATAGCTCTTTCCAGGGTCTACAGGGATCCAATCAGATACAAGTGCAACTCTATCTTGATCTGATGTAGCGGTTAATTTAGCGGCGCAATCTCCAAATATAACTGCAGTAGCTGGGGCGTTAAAGTCTTGAGATAGTGTTGAGTTTAGAGAAAACCACCCACCAGTTCCTCCTTCAAAAGTTGGGTTCGGTAGTAAGTTCTCAGATTCTCCATCTATAACTACTTGTACTAGTCTTGCATCTTGATATTCTAGACTGTACTTAGCTTCGGCAAACTGAAGCATATCTATGTAAAACTCAGCTTGATTATTTATAGGAGTTACAAGAATTTCTGCTGAAGCATAGTAAGCATTGGCTGGAGCAAGCTTACCGTTTCTACCTGCGCTAGAGCCTGAGTTAAATTCTTTCCAAGAAGTTCCTGCTGTTAAAGCAGAGTTATACGCTTCACTAGAGATTAAAGTTCCAGATCGATCGTACCAGGATATTCTGGCTTGTAGAGTTCCTATTTTACTTTCTTCTTTAGTTCTAGCCCATCCAGTAAATAAATATCTCTTATTTGGAGTAATGGGTGTGCCGTACAGAACTTTGCTTCCATTTATGGAAAGGGTTACTGCTGAGTTATGGCCATGTACACGAGCGAACCCTTTATTACGAGGGGGGAATAAAAGATCGTACAAGCCAGGGTTAGGTGGTGTTACTACCACACCTAGTTCTGCTAAAGAGTTTGCGTACAAATGGTGATCAAAGTTTCCCGCAGTAGTTACCCATCTTCCGATAGACTCTTCAAAAGAAGAATCGTTATAGTCAAGAAGAAGATTGTGCCCTACTATTACCTCGTTAGACCAGTGAGTTAAGGCAGTGGTGTACGCACTTACTCCAGCTGTAGTTCCTTTTACGCTATTTATGATGTTTCCTGAACCATATAGGGCTCTGTGATACAGATCTCCTAAAGCTGGCTCAAAATTAAATCCTAGATCTGTAATTTTATTTTTTAAGATGGCTGAAGGAAGAAACTTATAGTTAGAGCTCTTATACAGAAGCTCGCCTTCAGCATTAAATTTATCATACTCAAAAGCGAATGCAGAAAGAACATTGTATAGGTCGTTTTCTTCAGGCTCACCTGTGGCGTCCCCAGGAGCATTTAACCATGCTCTAGGGATCCATTTGCTTATTTTATTTAACGTGTCGGTTTGATCTACAAGGATGGCTTTTGCAGACCCGCAGTTAATCCAACGTATTCCATTAAAAATCCAAAAAGAATAGGTTACTTCTGCGCTTGCATCGATTGGTTGAAAGTCAATTTTTGCAAGTCTATAGTTAGTTATAAGATCGCCGTCTACAAATATGCCGTCATAAGGGTTGTTCGGAGCACCGGCAAAACTTTTAATCAGTTTCCAGTGGGTAGGTCTACCAACGATTGCTACTCCCGTAGGATCTATGGCTGTAAATGGGATATTTGGGTTTGTTTTTGTATAAGTAAATGTTGTGGGAGTAGGTATTGAAGTTATAGTAAATTGACCGTTTACTTCAGTTAATGCGCCATTTACAGTTACGGGAAGGTTATTAATAAAATTATGTGGAGCAGTAGTTGTTATTGTTACTACGTTATTTGTAAGACTTACTCCTGAAACCGAGGAAAGAAGGTAGTCTGCGGGATCGCTAGTTACCGACCCCCAAACTAAGGATATAGTCTCATAGTCATAGGACCAAGCCCTAAGATTTACGTTGTTATAGACACGGGTGTTTTCTATTTCACCGTACTTAGGTAAGCCGTAGGAACTAAACGAATACTTAGCCATTTACATCCCTGCAAGTAAAAACGGATCAAATCGAACAGCTTCAGCAGTTGCTAATGCATTGTTTGCCGTTGTATTTAAAGTGTTGTACTCTGTGCTACCGACGTATAGAACGTTTGCAGAAGCTACCTTAGGAATTCCTGTGCTGCTTACGTTAAATCCCAAAGTATTGTCAGAAGCTCTAGTATCAAAAAGGTTAGAGGATCCTGAAAGTGTCTTTAAAGTCAGCCCAACAGAGCCTGCCGTAGGCTGGATGGCATCTCCGGACTTCTTGACATATGGGCTAGATGCCCCAGTTCCACTTACAAGACCAGCTTCAATGTTGTTTAGGCGCTCGTCTAAGCTTGTCCACTCAGTTGTGGTTGAGAAGGATCCCGCATAATTTGAGGTAAGGGGGTTGCCGCCGAGAGCTGTAGCACCAAGAACTATTTGCATGGCGCGGACTTCGTCTTGGAGAGCGTTAACGTGGTCTGCAAGGATCGTGTCTACAAGGTCAACCTTGTTTGTAAATGCACGAATACTCGATGGGTATGATGCTGGCATGTTAGTTACCTCTTCCTAGTTTTTGATATTTTCTCACGACAAGCCGCCTGTTGTCGTGATAATTAGATTGTCTGGAACTAAATAAGGGATTTGACTTGCGGCTAATGAGATTGTTGCTGCACCGGATCCGTTATCAGTATTTAGCTTGGTTATTGTTACTGACTCAACGCCTTCTATACCAGCCGCGGTGGCCATAACTTTAGAGAAAGCTATGGTTCTTCCAAAAGAATTCTGCTCAAAAGAAAATAGTTGATTATCGTCTAAGAAAGCTTTTACCATGTTTAGCTTTATAGTGTTGTTTCTATAAGCGGGGTTTACAACTACAGACAGAGAAACGTAAAGTGGTACGTATACGGGAGGCTGTGTGCTTACCGTAGTGCCTACTGGAACCTTGTCTTGCATGTAGGAACTTACAGAGCTTGCTAAGGCTGTCCAAGCTGTAGTTGGGTTTCCAGCAACTATTCCTGGGGTACTGGTTCCATCATTTTGTGGCTGTATATATAGGGTTACTGAACTGTATACAGCTCCAACAGCGTTTATTTTTCCTACTTGTGGCACCTGTAAAGCCAAGTACTTATAGTCGTCTAGAGTTACAGCACGCTTTCTTGAAATTATGGCGGCTTTAATTTTTGCCCTTAGTTGTGAGTTATCATCGGCGTTTGCTCCACCAAAAGCTACTTCTGGGTTTGTAGCTGTCAAGTAAGAAATGGCTTCTGGATCAATATTGCCTGGAATAAACGTTACTTCAGAAATCGCATTAGAAACTACGTTTCCAGCTTCTCCTACGCTTGTTTTGTATAGAGCGCTGATGAGCTGCCCGGTAGCTGGAACAGCACCGTTAATGTTATCTCCAAAAATAACAGTCAAACTTCCGTCTTCGTTTTGAGAAGTCGTAAATACTAGGTCTGTTGGTCCAGAGTTAGATAAGGTATCTACGTAATTCCATGGAGCAAAAGCCTGTCCCTGACCAACGTATACGATTAGAGAAGCGTCTACAATTCCTACGTCTGAAATTAAGAACTCTTGATTTGTATCTCCGTTTGAAGTTCCTAAGCTAGAAGGTAGGGGTTTGTTATTGCTTGGATTGATAAGGTCTGGACGATCAGTATTTACAGTCTTGCCTTCTTTAGCTGGGATAG